GGCAAATGAAATTACATGACGAAATTATGAAGGTGAATAAACCCAGGGATGAGGAAGGCAACCCAAATGAAGAATATGATGCCGCTGCCGCAGCAAAACTCGCAATTGAACGAAGAGCACTGGAAAGGTTAGAACAAGATCGTGAAACAGTGTACAATAAATTATGTGTCGAGAGAAGCGATGACGACCTTGTACAATATATCACCAATCTAGCACATTATCAAGAGGCATTAGAAGCACATGCTGATGACGAAGAACAGCCTGAACCAGCTTATGATGCACAATATGATATAGATGACTGGCACAACCTTTTGATAAACATGACTGATGTCATCTATTATTTAACAGATGATGAGCTATATACTGTAAATGATTACCTAAATGACGGCACTACAATGGTGGGCACGCTACATGTTCCGAAGAGTATAACAACAGAACCACAGTATATCCAATATGGTGAGACAATCGAAGGGGTGATGAACATATATGAAGACACACCTAAAGATGAAATAGTTGGAGAGCAGGCAATGATGCCACTCACTCATACAGTAATGGCCATGAAGATGAACGGTAACAGGAATGCATATTATCATAATATCAGATTTCCAGAACTTGCTAATGTTGACAGCTACCTCATCCCAGCAACTCAGAATAGGGATTACATATTAAAAATTCATGTATTGCAACGTATTGACACTGGAGCAACTTACTATATTAGGTTTGCCATAGATAAACACACAATAGGGCAACAACCAGAAAATAGAATGCATTTATTCATACCAGATGGGTTACTACACACCACTCAGCATGGACTACACAGAAAATATAAAAATGATGTAATAAGACAATATAACGACAGACGACGAGGAAACATCGCAGAGGCTGCAGAGGCATACAATTACGAATTCAATACACCGCCACAATACAATCTAACACTGGACAAAATAAAAACACAATGTGATATTATATCTAAGCCAGAGAAAAGGACAGTAATAGATAGACACAATAGGGATTATTATGCATACTATAGGAAAGACGGCCGTTTCTTTAATTTCAGTGTCAATTTTAAAATGGATGTAAATTTCACACGTGACTTTACTATTAAGAAAATTGACCCAAAACTAATATCACGTGCCACAGTTAAACTGATCAACATGCCAAAGATAGACAAAGCTAATTTAATCACAGTAATCAATTTCATAAATAAGGATGCACCTGAATTACAAATAAATGATGCAGTCATACCATTAGTTGCAAGGTTACTTGAAGACCTACTAAGTGCTGAGAAGAAACTGTATGTACTTGACAAATGGAAAACCACAGAGTTAATAAACAAATTTAAGAGTAACGATATAAAAATAAAACCAGAGTCCTTATGGCAAGCAATAAAGCAGAAATGCGCGGCAGAATACATAGAAATGAAAATTAAGGATATATTAAGAATAAATGAGAATTACGATGATATGAATCCTTTACAGGATTTTTAAAGAGGGCCCACCTCAAAACACTTGCGTTCGACGAAAAATACCGACGCAAACTATATGAAGGACTCACATTAACCGATAACCTCATTAAACATGCATCTGCACCACTAATTGAAAATGGACGACATCCTCACACAGATTATAATGGACTGCAAAGAATAAAGATCAAAATCATAGACCCCAAACTTAGACAAGACATAGGAACAACCTATGATGACTTTAACAAAATGGACCTGCACAAGATTCGGTGCCAGTGCCCACATAAAGACAAGTTTATCAAATTATTTGAAACAGAACAGGAACAAAATGATGAAGCAATGTGCTGGACAGCTTGTAGACACACAACACTGGCAGCAGCCAAGCGACAGATGAAAGGAGCACCAACACCAGAGGAACAGGTAGCATATGACTTTGTGAATCATTCAATGAACATAATAGACAAGGAAATAGGACAGGAGTTATCACAGTTTAAGTATTCAGTGAAGGATTGGTATCACCACTTGTCCAGCAAAAAACAGAAACAGTTACGACCAGCACTCAAATTCTATAAAGGTGATACTCATGAACTAAGCAAATATGAATTGAAACAATTAGCCAATTTCAAGTATACGGGCATACTTAAAGAGGAATTACAGAAAATGGATGGAAAACCAAGGAATGTATGTGCAATACCACAAAGGACAAAATATATAATGGGACCTGCAACCTGGGCACTTGAAGACTTATGTGCACATAAACTCAATGCTTACTGCGGAAATAAAAACCTGAGCCAAATGGAAAAAATGATCAATAATTACCTCACCTTAGGCTTCACAAAAGTAGTTGAAGGGGATGGTTCTGCCTTTGACAACACACAGGATGTTTCACTCAAAGAATTGGACAGGCAGATATACAAGCGTATTGCTGATAAAATATATCATGTACCTAAACAGGACTTCCTCAGTGTCGCTACAGCACTGACTAAAACAATGCAGATTGAAGAAATTAAAAATGGACGTCGTAATGTGCTCCTTGAATACACAGTACTAGGAACAGTCTTTTCAGGTGACTGTGACACCACCCTCATGAATACAATTAGAATGGCAATGTACAATCGTTATGTCAATGATAAAGCAGGTCTTGAATACGGCAAGGATTATGTATGCTTCTCAAAAGGTGATGATTTCACAGTAATGTATAAACCATACGTGGACGACGCATATATACACAAACTGTACTATGCATACTTCTTACCAGCAAACCCAAATCCTGATCAACCAGACACCAGAGTATATGGCCTTGGACAAGTATTGAAATTTTTAACCATAGGTGCAGCTGATAGTTTAACATTCTGTAGTCTTAGAGCATGGTGGAGAAATAGGAATGAAGACAGTATTTATCTTACCCGAAACCCAGAGAAATACTTCAATTTAGCTAAATACTCAAGGAAAGCCAAATCATATAACTACCGACAACTAGCACAGTATGCACTAGACCAAGAGATCGCATTACGGAAAACATACGCCCGTATATCCATCTTTGATTACATGGCTGACCAATACCACCAATTTGCCATGAAGATATTACACAAAATAGGAATGACACAGCAACAATTAGCATTATATAACAGTAGACGACTAAAACAAACAGCTACAAATAAAACTGTTACAGATGAGGAAATGGAAGAGTATATGAATGAACTTGAACAACAAAATCCTGAAAATGTAGCACACAATGTAATCATGGAGCAAATTAATGGGGATTATTGGGAATTTATGAAAACCATGATGGAGCAGCACGATGAGCAATTAACAGAGGAAGAAGCACAATATATTAGTCAGCAAATTGATTTGGAATTTATGCCAGAGTATCTAAAAAGCATGATCGATGAGAGGTGGGCCCAGTAAAATGAACGCACAAACTAATAATAATAAAAATAATAATAATAATAATAACAACAACAATACACGGAAAAGAGCCAGAAATAGAAACCGTAGACGCAACAGGATAGCAAGAAGAAACCGAGTACTAGCTATCAGAGCAAATAATAGGCGTAGAAATAGGCAGAGAATGGCTGCAGCATACACCAGAAATGTACCAAAAACCTTCAATACAATGCAATTAAGTGGAACTTCAGCAATAGTATCAGGTACAGACCTCATTTATAAAATCCCAACACAATTAATAGGAGACACTACAACATCAGTCATCACATTAATACCAGCAAACCCAGCTTATTGGACAGGTACCAGGATTTCAGCAATAGCACAGGGTTACCAAAATTATAGGCCATTAAATTTCAAAGTACACTATATACCTCAGTGTGCAGTAACCCAACAAGGTAATGTACTAGCAGGCACACTGTGGAATGAGGTACCCACAGAAGATAACTTACAACAGACTTTAAAAACATCTAATGGAGGAACACTTACACAGTGTTATAAGCCAGCAATATCTACAGTAAGGATGAAAACAAACCTACAGTATAACCTTTATAGAATGGGTGGAGCAATAGATCAAGAGTCAAACCCATTCACATTTATGGCATTACAAATAGGTTGTACTGATGCTAATTCGCAGCCAATAATACCAGGATATTTCTACATAACATACAAATACATACTTAAAAATCCAATAGGCACGGGAATTATATATCAGAATAAAGGAAGAACAACACTAGATGCAAACATGCAAGTTCTTAACAACAGTGTGGCCTATACACTTACCCAACAAACTCTTAACAACATTACTATACCTACAGGTACACGCCTTGATGTGGAAAAACAGCAAAATGGACAAGTAGAGGTTTACTATAATGGAACATATTTAATAACCATTGGTGAACAACAAACCTTAACACCAGTTTGGATACTCCAAAACCAACCTAACATAGCACCAACACAGATGCGTAGCAATACATCAGCAAAAATACCCATATATTATGACAACTCAGTGACAGCAGTATTGGGAACTATAGAGTTACAAACTAGGGTACCAATGAGCTATGAAACACAGAACTACATAGTTACATTTATTAACATAGGTGAAACAGCTAATGTGACAGTGGAGCCAAATACTAAATTTTACTATACCAGTGAGTTCAACACATTTGGCCAATTAACATTTTCAGAAAACAATACACTTATATTCGAAGCAGACAAACTGGAATACGAGTTAGTATTCGGTCAATACCCACGATCAAACACGCCCAACACCATAGCACGGAAAATTGAGCAGCAAAATATCAAAGCAATTCTCGATACCATTACTGATATCAGCAACATAGATATTAATGACGAACAGGAAGACCCAAAAGATGATCCATAAACATTCAATCAAATACACACATATGCATAAATGTACACAAAC